CGTTTAGCCTGGCCGAAGTGTCAAAGCATATTACGCAAATTGCCGTGCGGGTTGCCGGCCCGCCGGCAGGGCAGGGCACGGGGGTCGCGAAGCGTAATCTTCCATCTCCGTAAAAAAATGAAGGGGTATTCCGGACTGATAGTGAGATTTTTCCGTGTTTTCGGGAAGAAACACCGCCGATGGAATACTGTCCCAAGTTCCGGATGACGTCGATTGTAATTTTGTTCCTGTAAAAAGAACCGCATGATAAGCGCCGCAAGAATTTTCGAGATAGCGAAGCTTCAGAAGGAGATATCGCTGAAGTGGGTGGCTGAAGATGGTGGAATCATCACCGTGGACCATGCCATTCCGACATCCTTTCATGGTGAAGGGGTGACGTTCAACATCAAGGTGCTGCCTTCAGGGGAAATCCGGAAGGTGAACCGGTTCACGGTTATCGAAATCAACGGTGAAGAAGTTGTACTATGACACAAGAAAAAGAAAATCCCATTGCCGGCATGGAAGTGCTGGAAGGCATTCACCTCTTTCCTGAGATGGAAGCAATCCTGGCCGTGGATACCGCAGGCCTGTTCAATCCGGATTACGACATTGAACCGCTTGTGGTAGGTCCCTATAAGGTGGCCCCATGGGGACCAGATAACTTGCTGCCGCAGCACGTCCGCAAAAAGGCTGAAGCAAACGACATCGTAAGCGCCAATCTGAATTTCACATCCAACGTGTGCTTTGGCCTGGGTCCCAAACTGATCCGCGCCCTGGCATGGGAAAAGGGTAAGATGGTTGATTTTGAAGAGGTGACTTCCGGAAAGGAATTCGACTTCTTTGAAAGGAATGACATCCCCCTGTTCATGCAGCAGCAGCTGAATGACATGGTGGAATTCTGGAACGTATGGTGCCGTATGGATTATGCCAAAGACGGGAATGACATTTATACCATCCGCCATCGTGAGGCCATGTTCAGCCGGTGGGAAATGCAGAACCGCCGTGGTGACATAAACTGGCACTACTACTGTGCAGGATGGGACCAGCAGCCCGGAACGGATAAGTATCCCATCATTCCTTCCAGGGTGATTGACGAATTCAACGCCGTGGAAGAGTTGAAGATGTACGCCGCATCCAAGAACCGCCCGAAAGGATTCATCTTCAGCGCTTATATGCCGTCCCCCGGCCACGTCTATTACAGCCGCCCTTCCTGGTACTCCATCTTCAATTCCGGATGGTACGACCACAGCACGATGGTACCGCAGCTGAAGAAAGCCATCCTGAAGAACCAGCTGGGTGTGAAGTACATCATCTATGTTTCACCGGATTACTTTGCGGATATCTTCAAGAAAGAAGGCATTCCGGAAACGGACCGCGCCAAACGACAGGAACGCATCAATAAGGAAAAGGAGGCCATCATTGACTTCCTGACCGGCGCCGAGAATGCCAACAAGGGTATCATGACGCTGAAGAAGATGCTGCCTTCCGCTTCCGGTGGTGCCATCGAACAGAAGTGGATTGAAATCGTCCCCGTCCAGAATGATATGAAGGGTGGTGAATACATTGACGATACCGAATCCACTGCCAACATCATCTGTTACGCCATGGGTGTTCACAGCGCCCTTATCGGTGCCACGCCCGGAAAGAACAGTAACGCCCTGGGTGGTTCCAATGCCCGTGAGCTGTACCTGATTAAACAGGCCATGATGAAACCCCTGGTGGATCGCTGTATGCGCTCACTGAAGGTAGTCAAGGAATACAACAAGTGGGATAAGAACATCTTTATTTCCATCCCCGAATACATCTTCACCACGCTGGATCAGAACAAATCCGGCAAACAGGAATCCACTGAACAAAACGCCTAATGCCCTATGCTTGTATCCGGATACTCTGAAATGAAGCCGTTCCTTCCGGCAATCAATATGAAGGGTGCGCCAACGGTGTTCAACGATGCCCTGGATGTGGCGCAACAGAACCTGGTGGAATATATCATCGGCGAAGATCTGGAAGCGCAGCTGGAACGCCGCGACAGCGAAGATGCAAAGCTTCTGAAGCTGTGCCAGCGGGTGATTGCCGTGGATGCCTTCCTGCATTCCATCCCGGAGATGGACCTGGTACTGACAGATGCCGGATTCGGTGTGATATCTAATCAGGATGTAGCACCGGCTTCCAAGGAAAGGATTGCCAATCTTACAACCGGTCTGCAGGCCAAGCTGGATGAAGCGCTGGACCGCCTGGTGGTGTACCTGATCCGGACTGAAGGATATTCAGACTGGAAAGGAACAGAGCAGTTCGCACGCCTTTCCGACGGCCTTATCCTTACCTATGCGGATTTCAAGGATGTTGCCGTGCTGAACGCCATCACCGTGAAGAACTATCCCCAGACGTGGGGTGAATTCCTAAAGCTGAACGGAGCCTTAAATCTGGCCCTTGTTACGGATATCGCTGCCTACATTTCACCGGACTATGCAGAAGAGATCCTGGAAAAGATCCGTGACAACGAACGGATGTGCCCGAACGAAAAGAAGCTGGTTCAGATGGTGAAGGTGGGAATCTGTTTCATTGCCCTTGGTGACCGTGACAACGGTGTTGCACAGGCCGTCCGCTGTGCGGCTTTCATGAAGGCCAATATTGAAGATTTCCCGACGTTCGCAGATTCTTCCGCCGCCAGGGCCATCACCCTGGAACACGACGATAAACCCATTTTCTCAATGTTTTAACCCGACCCGACCATGAAGAAAGTTTTGAGATTCTTCCGCAACCTCTTTCACCCGGACAAACCCACGCGGGTGAATCTGGACTACCCGCTTCAGTGGGAAATGATGACCTATCAGCAGTTCCGTGAAGTGTGCTTCATTCTGGCACAGCCCGGCATATCCAGGGATAAGGCGCTGTTGCTTTGTCTGTGTAAGCTTACAGGGATAATCCCGGCCAACATGAACAAGTACGACGCCAAAAAGGTGAAAGGCAAGATGGCCTTCGTCATTGACGGAAAGGAACATCTTATCAAGTCATCGGATATCGCCGCTGCCTGCCATGAACTGGCCTACATCTATGATTCCGTGGGATTGCCGCCGGAACCGTTCCCCAAGGTGGAAAGGATGATCTACAACCTGAACTTTGGACAGTTCTACACGGCCGATTCCATGATGATGAAAGCCGGTGCCGATAAGGAACACGCAAACTTGTGGCTGAAGGAGGCCGCAAAGGCTATAACCAGCGGCGCCAAACGCAAACTGACCGACACTGACCGGGTGGCGCTCACTATCTGGTGGAACGGTGTAAAACAGATGCTGAAAGGCCGGTATCCGTATGTGTTCCAGGACGGTGATTCCATTTCTATCGGAAAGACCCAGGCGGAAATCCTCCAGGATATTCTTTCCTGCATGAACGATGACCGGCCGCAGGAAAACGAGAAGATTCTGAAGGCCCCGGCCCACGATGTTCTCTTCACACTGAACAAGATTTACCACGATGCTGTCGAAAAATCTCATAAGTAGCGCACTGATTAACGTCGTGCCCGGATTCTCCAACGCTGATACCCAGGTTCTGGAAGCCCAGAGCCTGGATACCATCCTGGAACTCCTGACCAACCTTCGCAGCGTAGAATTCCCGTGCGCCATCCTGGAAGGCCGTTCCAATGGTGCCATCCAGCTGGTGGAAGGGCCGGTGGATTTCTTCACGCAATCCGTATGGATCATGGGCCAGTTCGGCCGTGGTGAAGATGAATCCGATGTGTATGCAGATACCCATGCGCTGGCCCTCCGGCTTCTGGCAAAGCTGATCCAGATGCGCAATGCCGGCGAACCGGCGCTGGAAGGATGGGATTGGAGAAGAACGCAGTACATGAAGCGATATGGCGGCCAGAACGCCCGTGGATGGGAAATCGTACTTTCCTTCACCGAGAATATTTCACTGTTGATGCCTGAAGGATAATGGCAAAGCGAAGCAAACTGGAAATGACCCAGATGTGGGCAGATATCGTCCTGGATAGGTGGAAATCCAGGATTGAATTCTTCCATATTGGTGATACCGGTGATTTGCTTCGTTCACTTCAGGCCCAGGTGGAAACCGATGCCAACGGGGACCCGAAGAAAATCGTATTCCTGTACCTGTATTATGGCCGCTTCGTGGATATGGGTGTCGGTGGTAATATCACCCTGGATGACGTGCCGGATCCTTCCGGCCACCGCCTCCCGAAGCCCTGGTATTCCAAGGTATTCATCCGTGAGGTGGAAAAGCTTGGAAGCATGATGGCGGCCAAGTACGGATGGGATGCAGCTGAAGCCATCCAGGCATTCCGTGAAACAACCTTTGGAACCCGGCGCAATGATGCCGCCTGGTTTGAACATCAATTAAGATAAGCTATGGCAAACAACCGCGTATATACTGAATCCGTCGTAACCCTGAACAACCAGGAAGCGAACGCCCGTATTGACGAACTGAAGAAGAAGGCGCTGGAACTCCGTGACGCCATGGCGAAGATTGCCCAGGAAAAGGGTATCAATTCCAAGGAATTCAAGGCCGCGCAGAAGGAACTGATGGCCACGGAAAAATCCATCAATTCCTGCACCGCCGACATGGAGAAATTCCAAAAGACGGTGAACAACCTGAACGGTTCCAACCTCAATGAACTTCAGGCAGCCGCCCGCAAGCTGTACAACCAGATGCGGAAGCTGAAGCCAGGTACTGACGAATTCGTGGCTGCATCCAAGAAACTGAAGGAGGTACGTGCCCGCATGAAGGAGATTGAAGGCGCTGCCGGCCAGACGCAGAAGATGTTCGGTGGCTTCTTCAAGAAAATCGGATGGGCTGGCCTCCTGACCGGTGCCCTTGCTTCCTTCAAGAAATTTGTTTCCGATATGATTGCCGAAACGCAGCTTATTGGTGACAAATGGAGGGTTGAAACGGCTGGATGGAAATCCGCGTATGGTTCTTTCATAGCGGATCTTTCATCCGGTAAGGGCTGGAACGAGATGGTTCAGCGCATGAAGGATGCCTATGCCAATGGTAAGAAGGTGGCCGCAATGCTTGATGAAATCTTCGAGCGCAACAATTCTGCCTTGCTGCAGGAATCCGAACTGAACCTGGAAGCCGAAAAGCAGAAGAAAATCTACATGGATGCGACCAAATCCGCCAAAGAAAGGATTGCCGCTGCCGAAGAATACGACCGTATCCAGAAACAGATTGCCGAGAACCGGAAGGTTGTTGCCCAGGAAGAGTTGGATGCGTATAAACTCCAGCTTCAGACCCGCACAGAACTATCCGACCAGGAACTGGATCTCTTCATCCGGGACTATAATAACAACAAGGACCTGATTGACCAGGCGAAGGAATATGCCGATAAGGTACAGGAATACGAAACCAAGATTTCCAATTCCAGAAAGGCGCAGATGTTTGACCGGGA